GAGACGCTTATCAAGTAGTTCTGAGGGTGGCTAAACAGTATTAATAAGGAGAAAATCAGATGGCTCAAGTTTCTTCCATAAGTCGCGTCGGGACAACGGAGCCATTTGAACTCCAAATATCTCGCGGTCAAATACCTTTTCATAAAACTGTTTTTAAGTTTGGTTACAATGCTGCTGTTGGAGCCACCAAGGAAACTATTTGGGAACAAGGTGGTTTATACGCTTATCCTGCATCAGCCACAGTAATGACTGTATCAAGCAGTTCAGCTAATGACACTGCTGCAGGGACTGGTGCAAGAACAGTAGAAGTTTTTGGCCTAGACGCCGATTACAACGAAATAAACGAAGTTGTCATATTAAACGGACAAACGGCTGTTAATACCACAAAATCTTATCTGCGTATAAATCGTGGCATTGTCCGCAGTGCAGGTAGTGGTGGCGCAAACGCTGGAACACTTTACGCAGGAACAGGCACAGTGACCGCTGGAGTTCCAGCTAATATTTACCTGACCATAAATGGTGATGGCGACAACCAAACATTGATGTCTCTTTGGACAGTTCCTGCAGGATATACAGCGTTCCTTACAAAGATGTCTTTATCTACAGGAACATCTACCAACACCAAAGCTCTTTTAAATGCCAGTCTTGTTGCTAGACCGTATGGAGAGGTCTTTCAGATAAAGGAAAGATTTACTCTTACAGATGGCGCACACGAACAGTTTTATACTTTTCCATTAAGGTTCACAGAAAAAACAGACTTGGAAATGAGAGCGTTTTCTTCTTCAGGCTCAGTTGACTTCAATGTCTCCGCGTCAATGGAGTTTGTTTACATTCAAAACGGGAGCAACTTGTAATGGCTACTTCAGGAACAGTTGCGTTTCGGCCAGATATTGAAGAGATCATCGCCGAAGCGTTTGAACGCTGTGGTATGGATTCTCAGGTATTGACCGGATACCAAGCTCTTGCAGCTCGCAGGAGTCTTAACCTTTTGTTCAGTGAATGGGCAAACAGAGGCATAAATTACTGGGCGGTACAAAATAACACATTGCCTTTGGTTAATGGGACGACAACTTACACATTACCAGTAGGAACAATCGATTTAATTGACGTAGTTGTGCGCCAAACCACCGGAGCGACTACGACTGATACTGTTGTTGAGCGGATCAGCATTGAGGAATACAACCAGTTGCCAGATAAAAGCTCTTCTGGGCTTCCGACGCAATATATGCTCAATAAACAGTACACACCGGTCATGTATTTATGGCAAGTGCCTGATAGTAGCAGTTACAGCCTCATTTATTGGTCGATTAACCAGCTCGAGGACGTAACCGCAAGTAATCAGGACGCAGATATACCTTATAGATGGTCAGATTGCATTTGTGCAGGGTTGGCAAGCAAGCTGGCGTTAAAATATCAGCCTGAAAGATTCGCCGTATTGAATCAAGTGTACGAAAAAGCGTTTGAGTACGCTGCCGACACTGATAATGACGGTGTAACTATGAGAATCAGACCAACAGGAATGAATTTGTACTGAGATGGCTTCCGCTCGCAAAGCTAAAGGGAAAAAGTCAGTCGCTATAAGCGACATATCTGGCTTTAAAGTCCCGTATAAAGAACTCAAGACTACTTGGGAAGGCTTTCGAGTAGAGCCAGAGGAGTACGATCCTAAGCAACCCCAGCTAACCCCACCCCGAAATGTTATCGACGCAACCGCGCTGTTTAAACCGCGTCCTGACACAGATCCTGAGAACGTAGAGATTTACATCGGTTATACATTTGACCCGTTTATCCCTATTCAGCAAAGACCAGGAGTTGGAATTGGTTCTTTGGGTAGTGTTGGATTTGCCTCTTCAATAAGGGCAGACTATGTATTTAATGTAACAGGGGTTTCGTCCACTGGTGCGATTGGGACTGTAACCATATCTGATAACGAAGATGTGTTGACTACAGGGGTGGCTGCAACCGGAGCAGTTGAAGGGTTTGGAATTACCGGAAACGGTAATGTGATGATAATCGCAACCGGAATCTCCGGTGTTGGAGCAGTTGGAACAACAGGTGTTGAGGTTCCGGGAACTGACGCAATAGTCACAGGTGTAGCTGCAACTGGAGATACAGGAACTACAAACCTCTACATAACCACAGACGTTAATCCAGCTGGACAGTCTGCAACTGGCGCGGTAGGAACTGAAGTTCCTGAAGGCGAGATTATTGAAACAGGCGTAGCTGCAACTGGAGCAACAGGAGTTGAAGTCCCAGAATCAGAAATAACTGAAACAGGCGTAGCTGCAACAGGGGCAATCGGAACTGAAACGATTAATGCTGACGCAGTCATAAGCGTGACCGGAACATCTGCAACTGGCGATACAGGTGTTGAAGTCGGCGGAGCTGACGCAACGAATATCACCGGAGTTGCCGGAACGGGTGCGATCGGAACTGAAGATCCACAATCCAGCCCAGTACCTAGCGGAGTTTACGCAACTGGAAATATTGAAGGATTCGGTGTTACTGGAAATGGTAACGTACAGATATCCGCGACTGGGGTTGTTGGAGCCACAGCAGTTGGTAATGTCGGTCTCGAGGAAGCCACAGCCATTGTTAATGAATCTAATAACACCGGATGGGGCGAACAACCTTGGGGCGATGATGTTTGGGGTGGTTCTCCAGAGATTGTTGCCTATGGTGATATAGGAACTGTTTCAATTGATGTGTTCATCGGTCCAAACGTAACAGGGGTCGCTGGAACTGGTAACGTAGGCTCAGAAACTCCAGAGGCTGAAATAACTGAAACAGGAGTGGCTGCAACAGGTAACATTGGAACAATCAGCAACGAAACGGAAGAGAGCATCACCGGACTAAGCTCAACCGGATCAACTGGAACAGCACAAGTTTATGTTAATGCAGGATGGAGTGAGGGGCTTTGGGGTGAAGATGATTGGGGTGAATAAATGAATTACACGACTTTGGTAGCCAACATACAAAACTTCGTGGAAGATGATTCCACAGAGCTCGAGGCATCGATCCCTCAGATCATTGCTCAAGCCGAGGAGATGATTTTTCAAAGATTGCCTAATTTGCCTTGTTTCCGTAAGACCTCGACTGCTTCGATGGTGGCTGGGACAGCAGATTACACATTGGCATCGGCTAGGATGATCAGGCAGTTCTCCATAACTAATTCAGGCAATGTGAGCTACTTGGATCATAGGATCGACTCATATTTAAGGGATTATTGGCCTAATTCTTCAACACAAGGCACACCGATCATGTACAGCACCAAGACCGCCAGCACTTCTGGTATAACGGTTACGGTGGCTCCAACGCCAGACAGCACATATTCGTACACAATTGATTATATAGCACCAGAAACGGGACTTTCTTCAGGAAACCCGAACACTTGGATCAGCGATAATGCTGAAGTTGTGTTGCTTTCTGCAAGTTTATATGAAACTTCTGCTTTTCTTAAAGCCGCAGAAACATTAAACTTGTACAAGGCACAGTTCGATGAGGCTATTCAATTGTTCCAGCAGGAAATGAGTCGAAACTACAACGCAGAATACAACGGAGGTATTTAATCATGGCTATCACTCAAGCAATGTGTACCAGCTTCAAAGAAGATTTACTTCAAAAAGAGCAGGACTTGGACACAGATACAATTAAAATCGCGCTTTACACTTCTTCAGCCACGCTCGATGCGACCACAACCGCATATACCGCAAGTAATGAGGTCAGCGGAACGGGATATACGGCTGGTGGCGTAACGCTCACAGGTGCAACAATCGGTACAAGTAGCACAACCGCTTATGTGGATTTCGACGATCCAGAGTGGACAAGTGCATCTTTCACAGCTCGCGGAGCTTTAATTTATAACAGCACAGCTTCAAACCAATCAATTGCGGTTCTGGACTTTGGCGGTGACTTCACTGTTTCTTCCGGTACTTTTAGAATTGTGTTTCCAGCTGCTGGTGCAACCGCTATCATTAGATTAGATTAAGGGGTAAATAAATGCCTAGTTCATACGTTAATAATCTCCGATTGGAGGAGATGGCCACTGGAGAAAAATCCGGAACTTGGGGGACCATAACCAACACCAATCTTGAGCTGATTGGCGAAGCATTGGGCTATGGCACTGAGGCGATAGCCACAGATGCGGACACAACCATCACGATGCAAGATGCAACGGCTGATGGAGTCCGCGCTCTTTATCTTAAAATCACTTCTGGTGTAAGTCTGACCGCGACCAGAACCGTTACGCTTGCTCCGAACACTGTGAGCAAAGTGTGGATTATTGAAAACGCCACCACTGGTAGTCAATCTATAACCATAGCTCAAGGTAGTGGTGGAACAGTAACTATAGCAAATGGCACTACAAAGATTGTCTCTACTGATGGGGCAGGGGCAGGGGCAGCTGTTACAGATGTTACGGCAAATTTTGCAATCAGCAATGTCACAATAACTGGTGGTTCGATTAGTGGTATTACAGATTTAGCAGTTGCCGATGGGGGCACTGGAGCCTCTGATGCTGGAACAGCTAGAACTAATTTAGGTTTAGGTTCAATAGCAACTCAAAATTCAAATTCAGTAACAATCACTGGCGGTTCTATCAGTGGTATTACTGATTTAGCTGTGGCAGATGGCGGAACAGGTGCTTCATCATTAACTGCTAATAATGTAATATTAGGTAACGGAACTAGTGCTGTTCAATTTGTTGCTCCCGGCACAAGTGGCAATGTACTTACTTCTAATGGAACTACATGGACTTCAGGTGCAGCAGCTGCTTTTGATTCAGGTACTTTGATGGTGTTTCAGCAGACAGCAGCACCAACTGGCTGGACTAAGCAAACTACTCACGATAACAAAGCATTTCGAGTGGTTAGTGGAACAGCAAGTTCAGGTGGTTCGGTAGCTTTTTCAACAGCTTTTGCATCTCAGACACCTACTGGTTCTGTAAGTATTTCTAGTGTTACTGGTTCAGCTGGAGCTACTACGCTTTCAACTCCACAGATCCCAAGTCATAATCATTCTATTAATGTGTTTGGTGCTGCTCCTACGGGTACTGTTAATATTTCAGCTACCACCCCTGCAGCTAACCCAGGTACTGTTCCTACTAACAACACAGGTGGCGGCGGATCGCACACTCACCCATTTAGTTTTTCATCTGGTTCAGGTACGTTTAGTGGTAATGCAATCAACTTAGCTGTTCAGTATGTAGACCTTATTATTGCTTCAAAAAACTAAGGAGATTTATGCAACTGAAAAACGGAACATTTTGTCCGTTAATTAAAAAAGATTGTGTTGAGATGAAATGCGCATGGTTTACTCGTATTCAAGGTTACGATATGAATACAGGTAATCAAGTAGATGAGTGGCAATGCGCTATATCATTAATGCCAATGTTATTAGTAGAAAACTCTGGACAACAAAGACAAACAGGGGCAGCAGTAGAAAGTTTCCGTAACGAAATGGTAAAGGCTAATGAACAAAGTTCAAAAATGTTATTAGCTAGTGTAAAACAAAATTTAATTGGAGCTAAATGATGCGCGTCGTTATAGTTAAAACAACAAATACCGTAATAAAAGATGGTGTTACTAGGGATAATCTTGATTTGTCATCCTGTGGGCTTCCAGATAATTTATGGGCTTTGCAGTGGAACGAACAAGGCGATGAGTCTGGTCATATTGAATACAAAGGGGCAGATGCCCAAAACGATAGCATAACTGAGTTACCATCTTGGGCTACATCTTGTTTAACGGTTTTGCAAGCAAAGCTAGATGCAGAAGAGGCGGAAAGAATAGCGGCAGAAGAAGCGGCTGCTACAGAGTAAGTTGTGGCAAATCCATAGTTTATGAATAAAGAATTTGAAAAGAATAGTTATATTGTTGTAAGACGATTTTTAGATTCTGACAAAGCAGAGGAATTAGCTTTGTCTTTTATGGAAGATTCAGAAACTTTTGAAGGAGACAGCCAATCTCCAACATCTAGGTCAAAATATAACTACAAACATTTTTTGTATTTATTGTGTGAAAAAACTGGAGAGGTTTCTAAATTATATGGGAATAAACTGCTTCCAACTTATTCTTATGCTAGGTGGTATAAAGACGGTGGTATGTTAAATAAACATAGTGACAGACCATCTTGCGAGGTTAGCTTAACACTTAATCTTAAAAAAGATAGAGATTGGCCTATTTATATAGAAACACCAAGCGGAGAAACTAGGGCAATAGAATTAGAGCCTGGTGACGCAATGATGTATCGAGGATGTATTGCTCCGCATTGGAGAGATAAAAGAGAAGATGGAAACTGGGTTCAAGTATTTTTACATTATGTAGACATTGATGGCGTTAATAGAAATTATTATTTTGATCGCATGAATTTTAATGCTTTGTGCGGACACGACGCAGTTATATGAGTTTAAATTTAAAAGATTATATTGTTGTGTTTGAAAACATAGTTTCTGATGAACTTTGTGGTCGAATTATTGCAGAATATAAAGAATCTGTAGACTGGATCAATACAGCTACTGGGTACGGAGATAAAAATAGAGATGTACGAAGATGTGACATTATTAATATATCTCAAGACTATATTATTTCAAAAAATAGAGAAGTTAGACAGGATATAGATGATGAGCTGTTTAAATGTGCTGCGAAAGCAATAAAAAGCTATAACGAGAAATTTCCAACAGCTAAAATAGAACAAGATGAAGGATATTCTTTATTAAGATATCAAGAAGGTGAGTTTTACACACAGCATACAGATAGCTATAAGTTACATCCTAGATCGGTATCCTGTACTTTTGCTTTAAATGATGATTATGAAGGTGGCGAATTTGCTTTTTTTGACAGAGAAGTAACATACAAACTAAAAAAAGGATCTGCGCTAATGTTTCCTTCAAACTTTATGTACCCACACGAAGTATTACAAGTTACTAGGTTTGTTCGCTATTCAATCATAACTTGGTTTATATAAATGTCACAAGAAAACATCAGCCCTCAAGAATTTGGAGCGTTACAAGCAGACGTTAAGAATCTTGCACGAGAGATCAGTTTGCTCCGCAAAGACATGGCGCAAGTGAACGCGGTGATCAATCAAAGCAGAGGTGGGATTTATGTTGTGATGTTTGTCGCAGGGTTAATTGGTTCTGCGATCACGCTAGGTATTAAAAAGTTGCTGGGGCTGTGATGACAGCCGAAGCGTTTTTAAAATTAAAAATACTGCCCCGATTAATGATGGCGATCATGACCGTTATGAGTTGGCGAGTGGTGGAATGGTTCATGACTTTGCCAGACCCAAGCCCTAGTCAAGCTGGGTTGGTATCGGTGGTGACAGGCGCGATGACTGGTGCTTTTGCGATTTGGATGAACCATGAAAAAGAATCTTCGAGACCCTCTGGTCAGTCTTAAAAATTTAATAAGCATTGGATCTTTTTTATTAATTGTTCCAACCAATGCTTTTGCCGTAGATACCGTAACCAGCAGCACTGTCTCGAGCACTGTCTCGAGTTCCTCTAACACCGTCGGGACTACAACCGTAGACCGCACACCATCAACCGCCAGTTCCCCGAGCATCAGTGTGATTAACTCTGATATTTGTACAACGGGGGTTTCTGGTGCAGTGCAAACACAGATATTTGGTATCTCTGGTGGAACAACCATCCGAGATGTTAACTGCGAAAACTTAAAATTATCCAGACAGCTTTACGCTATGGGGATGAAGGTTGCAGCTGTAGCGTTGCTTTGTGAAGCAGATTACAGGGTGTTTCAGGCAATGTGGGATGCTGGAACGTATTGCCCGATTGACGGGTTGATTGGTAAAAAAGCCAAAGAGCAATGGATGGCTAATTTAGACCGCGTACCAGAGGGTGCGTTGGTTAACGAGAAACAAAAAGTTGCAATGCTTTACGAAGAAGGTCTGAAGAAAGATCGTGAAGCTCGTGCGGATAAAGCTAAACAGCAATGGCCTCACTACGCCCGTTAATATTCCTGCTGATTCCTAGCATTGGTCTTTGCCAAGAGACCACAGAGAATCTCATCGACGATACTCAATGGGAAATCGACGGAGATGTGGACTTTTGGCAATATGATAATGATAGCGTTGTATGGGTATATACCAACACTGAAGCCACAGTTTCTCAAAGCATAGATTTAAGTGCTTATGATTACATCGGGGATATTCGTTATGGGATGTCGTCTTACGGATGTAACAATACTCCTAGTGGAGCATGGTGCGATCAAACCACTGATACTAGCTACTATGACACAATCACTGTGAAGGTCGATTATGGTGGTGAGACTTATACAGATACCGTAACTCTAAATTATCATGATAACTTCGTAGATTATTCTTTCTCATTCACAGCAACAGCCGACTACGACACAGCTACAATCAGCTTCACAGCACAAGACGTTGGGGGCTGGAACGGATATTTCGCCAGTGCGACCAAAGATGTGTTTTTCGAGCTGGACTACAATACTTACACTGATCTGATACTTATAGATCCGACCATAACCAATCCTGATCCAGTGGACATTGCGTTTGTTGATCCGATTGATGTGGCTGATCCAATCGGGGATGTTCCAGTTGTAGATGCCCCAGTTGTAGATATCCCAGATATCACGATGGATATGCCAGTCGAGCCAATTGCAACCGATATGAGCGCAGACATGGGGGCAATAGACATCCCAGATATGCAGATCGAAGAGATACAAATGGCTGATGCGCCGTCAGATTCAGATATGACAGAGCCTGACATTGTTGTTGAGATCGATGCTCAAGAGACAGAGCCTGAAGTGGCTGAGATGGAAAGTCCAGAAGCACAGCAAGCGTCTGAAGATCGAGAACAGTCGAGCGAAGTGGCTGAAACCTCACAGCAAGAAAACAAAGAGGAACCAAAAACAGAAGGCGGATCTAGAACTTCTATGGTTGTCCGTATTAACGAAATGAACATGGATCAGGTGGCGGCAAACTTTGAGACAGTTTATGACGCACAGGCACAGGCGGTGGCGGTGGCTTTAATGACAATGACCGCACCACAATACGAAGATTTAAAACAAATACCAGATGCCAAGTTTTACGACGATGTAACTATTAAAGATAACCGTAAATTTAAAGACAGGCTCTGGGGTTCTATATACCGAGACGAGAAAGTCTGGGCAGAAATGGTGGATTCGCAATATGACTACGGAAATTAATATTGGTGGTATAAAGCTGACTGGTGGCAGGATGTTCGCGGTTTTGACCGCTTTGAGCAGTGCCGCCGGTATTGTGTGGGGAGCTGCCCTTTTCTGGGACGACTACGAAGGGTTAAAATCAAAACTTCGTAATCTGGACCCAAAAGCCATTTCCACGCAAGTGGAAACATCTATGATTAAAGTCGAGGAGGCAATTGATTATGCTAGGGCTATTAAAGAAGATTTACGGGATGATGTTATCGGCGTTGAACAAGCTATGGATGATGTTGAAAGTGCTATTCGGGATGTTGAAGGGCGCAATCGTCAAGCTATATCAGAAGCTAAAGGGTATTTTGACGAGCGTGTTTCGTTAGTAGATTCCAGAGCAAAAGAGAACGAGTTATCTAACCGTAAATATATACAAGAGTTGCAAAAGCAATTTGATGGACGGTTAGATGCTCTTAACACTGCTGCTCGTGGTAATCAAAAAGATGACCAAAAAGCTATGCAAGATTTTAAAACGTGGTTTGAGGGTAGGATAAAAACTGCTGAATCACAGTTTGCAGAGCAGATAAAAGCCGTTAGTGTTCAAATAAAAAACAACGAAGCGGATAATAGGCTGATGGTTGAGAACGCTCAAAAGTGGGTTGACGGACGGATTGTTTCAATGGATGCTCAGATGAAAGAATTAGAAGAGCGTATGAATAAACGAATTGATCGTGCCTTGACCAACATCTTGGCTGACCAATAAGGAGGACATATGGCAATACCATTTTTAAGTGCTTTGATTGAACCCGTAACAGGTCTTTTAGATAAGGTCATTGAAGATAAAGACCAGAAAGCGAAGTTAGCCCATGAAATTGCTACTATGGCTGATCGGCATGCACAAGAGCTGGCATTGGCTCAAGTCGAGGTTAACAAAGCCGAAGCAGCTAGTAATTCGACTTTTAAAGGCGGTTGGAGACCTTTCGTGGGTTGGGTTTGCGGCACTGCCTTTGCTTATCATTTCGTTATACAGCCTTTGGCTATTTTTGTTTTGGCTTATTACGGGCTTCAAACTCCTCCTCTACCTGATTTTGACATGGGTCAATTAATGACTGTGCTTATGGGTATGTTAGGTCTTGGCGGTTTGCGTAGTTTTGAGAAATACAAAGGAGTAACCAAGTAATGGCCAAAGCATCTTTCAGCGAGAATGCCAGACCTAAAACCGATTTCAAACACAGGACTAGTATTGGTTACTCATCGAACTCGAGGCCAAGACATAAATACGCAAAAATGAGTTGGAAAAAATACAGAGGGCAAGGCAAATGAGTTTTAAGCTATCCCAGCGCAGTATCGATAACTTAGACGGGGTCAAAAAAGACCTCGTCGATGTTGTTAAGCGAGCCATTGAAATTACAGAAATAGACTTTGGTGTTACCGAGGGTTTACGAACGGTTGAAAAACAGCGAGAATTGTTTGAGAAGGGAGCCAGCCAAACGATGGCAAGTAAGCATATTACAGGTGATGCTGTAGATTTGGTTGCTTATATTGGACCAAAAGTATGCTGGGAGCTTAACGTTTATGATGAAATTGCGGATGCGATGCGTCAGGCAGCGGAAGAATTAAATGTGAATTTGCGTTGGGGTGCTGCTTGGCACAAGAATCTGACTGGTTCCGGAATGACAGGTGAAGACCTAATGAACGAATATATTGATCTGCGTCGTTCGGAAGGGAAAAGACCTTTTATTGATGCACCACACTTTGAGTTAGCCTAATGCCATTAAAACTATTTAAATTTCAGCCAGGAATTGTTAAAGACATAACTCCGTACAGTGCTGGTAAAAATGGTCCTTTCTGGACAGACGCTAACAATGTACGATTTGTTAACGGATATCCGCAAAAGATTGGTGGCTGGACTGAAGAGGGGATGTATCACGAGTCAGAAGGTTATGGCGTAGAGGTTACTCCATATGGTGTTCCGAGAAATCTACAATATTGGACTGCTTTGACTGATGGTATTGGTTATCTAGCAATCGGGACACATAACCACCTTTATTTAACTTACCAGCTGTTGCTTTACGATATCACCCCAGTTCGAGCTACTCAGGCTGGATTGTCTGACCCGTTCACAACGGTTGACACCAGTTCGGTGGTGACAGTGGCGGATACAGGTCATGGCGCATCAGACGGGGACTGGGTTGTTTTTTCTGGGGCAAGTGCCACAAACGGTATACCAGCCGATACTATCAATGACGTTTATGGGTATCAAATCACATATGTGGATGCAAACTCTTACACCGTAGATTTCGGGGTTGCAGCAACATCCTCTGGATCTGGCGGTGGAACGGTCACAGCTACTTACTTAATTGGTGATGCTGCTGGGCTTGGAGTTAGAACAGCATTGCCAAATTCTGGTTGGGGCGTTAGCACTTGGGGAACTGCAACGTGGGGAACTCCGAGAACCATATCTGTCAGCTCAGTCGAGAACTCTCAATGGTCATTGGTTAACTGGGGCGAAGACTTGGTGGCTCTGGTGCGTAATGCAGAGCTTTATTATTGGGATTTAAGTAGCACACCGTCTGCTCGAGCAGTGCTTTTGTCTAGCCTTGCTGGTGCTTCGGATGTCCCGACCAAGAGCCGATTTGCTACGGTTTCTTTCCCAGACAGGCATTTGGTATGTGGCGGATGCACTCCAGTAGGTGGCGGAGCACAAGAGCCAATGCTGGTCAGATGGTCAGATCAAGAGAATCTGGTTGATTGGACTCCAACCTCTACCAATACGGCTGGTGATCAATTGCTTTCAATTGGCACAAAGATCGTGGCAATGGAGCCAACCAGAGACGAGACATTCATCGCTACAGACGAAGCGATTTACGGTATGAACTTTGTTGGACCACCGTTTACATTTTCTTTCCGGTTAGTAGGAACTAACTGTGGGGCGGTAGGCAGGAATGTTGTTGCTAACGTCGATGGAAGTATTTACTGGATGGGTCGAGACACATTCTTCTTCTATAACGGGGCAATGTCTGAGATCCCTTGTCCGGTTAAATTCTACGTTTTTGATAGGTTGAACCTGACTTATGCGGACAAATTCTTTGTGGCTCACAATAAGAAGTTCAACGAGGTTACTTGGTTCTACGTCAGCAATGAACAAGTTACAGCAAATCCTAATGATCCAGAGCCAGATTCCTACGTCACATTTAATTACGAACTCAAAGTCTGGTCAATCGGGCAAATGAACCGTACTTGTTGGAATGATTCCGTTGGCGGAAGGTTGTTCCCGTTTGCGTTTACTTATGACGGGTATCAATACAACCACGAAGATGGAACAAATGCTGATGGTGCAGCTCTTGGGGCTTATATACAAAGTTCCCCGATGGAGATATCTCAAGATGGGGATTTCTTAATGCTGGTAGACAAAGTTATACCAGATGCGACCATGACTGGAAGCATGGATTTAACAATAACATCAGAAAAGTACCCAAACGGCACTGTAACGACCAAAGGACCATTTTCTTTTAACTCAGATTCAAATAAAATAAGCGTTAGAGTCAAAGGGCGACAGATGGCTTTAAAGTTCGAGAACACAGGGACTGATGAGTCGTGGGAGCTTGGAGATTTCCGAGCCAACATTAGACAGGATGGTCTAAGATGAGCAAGATGAACATCAGATTGCCGATGCCTCCGCCACAATGGGATGAGAATTGGGCAAGAAGATTAATCAGCACTTTGGAGCTTCAGATTAAATATCTGGACTCGACCTCGTCTCCAGACCCGTATATTGTTTCAAATGTCACTACAGACAGGACTTACGACGCAGATTCCACGACCCTAGCTGAAATTGCAGATGTTTTGGGTACTTTAATAACAGATTTAAAGAATAAAGGAGTTATAAGCTGATGGCTGTTAATGCATATAATTTATCAGAAACACCTATAGTTGATCAGCTAGGCATACAAATGAGACCATTGGAAGGTCTTGAAGGAGTTGGTGCTCTTGGTGGACTTAAAGAAGGGGTTGACCAAAACAATCTACCAACGGACATTGAGCAGATGCCATTGTACGATTCGGTGGCTCGTCAACAAGAAACCATACCGATTTATCAAATACAGTCTCAGGCTCCAGACCCATATATTAATCTGCAAGACGTATATGGAACATCATATATGCCGATGTTCGAGTGGGTTAAAAAGATACAGGTCGGTGAGAAGATCTACGACCCTTTTTCTCCGGAAGATTCAGAGCTAGTAGAACAATATAAAGAATTTGTTGATGAATATGGTGTTCCAGAAGGATTGCCAGACCCATACGACTGGAAAGCAATAGGCAAAGAAGTCGGCAAAGCAACCCTGGTCGCATCCGCACCATCAATAGCTGGGAACATATTAGGAGCTGCAACAGACCCATACATAACTGGTGGTGCTGGGGAAAGGGTCATGGCAGGAGCAAAACAATTTTTGCCATTCACAGACCCGTTGCCTTCAGAGATAGTTGGATTGGAAGCTGCAAAAGGCATGGACCTAGTCGGGAAGCTTGGTTCTAACGAAGTATTCATCCCAGAACTTGCCAACAAAGCAGCAGCAGAGGCTTCTGGTAACCTAAATCTTTATAACGCATTGAATGCTGGTGATGCATCTACCGCCGTTTTCAATCCAACTGGGATGCAGTTTCAAGCCGGTGCAAGGACTGTTGGTGGGCAACAAGTTTATAACGCAGATATACTGGCAAATAAAGGTGTGTTTGCAAACGCAGATGGTAGCGTAACTTTAGCAAAAGGCTCTGGTGCCAACATATCTAATATGAGCAAAGCCATCACAGCCAATACACAGCCTGTTGGTTATATTGCAGGAGTTAAAGATAAATTATATGGTGCTCAAGCTGGACAGACTTGGGGTCAAGCTGGAACTATGGCTCTAGTCAGTTTCGGTTTAAACGTAGCCACAGGCATGAAACCAGTGGAAGCTGCAAAATCCGCAGGAGCATCAGCTGTGGCATATGCATTAGGAACTGCACTCTTTGGACCAGTTGGTGGCTGGATTGCTTCCACAGTTCTAGCCAAGCCAATCCAGAAAGCCGGATCAAAACTTGTTAAAGAAACCAAAGGTGCGCTAGATAGCGTCGGAGATTTCCTAGGGGATGTCGGTGGTGGAATCACAAGTGGATTTGAAAAAGCAGGTTCAGTGGTTTCTTCAGGACTTGGGAAAGTTGCTGACACTGTTAGTGATCTTGGCTCTTCTGTTAAGAAGATAGTTACTGGTGGTAGGGTTATCTGTAATGAGCTACGTCGGCAAGGACTCCTCGAGACCAAAGATGTATTGCTCGATTACAAGTTCACCAAAGAACATCTCACTCCACAGCACGTTGCTGGATACCATTTCTGGGCTGTTAATGTTGTTAAACGTCTCAGAAAAGGCAAAGGTGTTAAATTTTGGAAACACATCGCCGGACACAGAGCCAATGAGATCGCGTATATCTACGGCGAGCGCGACAAGCCGGATTATCTGGGCAAGTTGTACAGGAAGATTTTTGAACCTGTTTGCTGGGGCATCGGGCTATTCTGCAAAGAAACAGATTGGTCCGTACTTTATGAAGATAAGGAGATTTGCTAATGGCAATGATGGAAGAACAAATGATGATGGAAGGCGCATCTATGCCTAGAGGTGAAGGTATGCAGATGCCTAGCATGGAACAGGCTATCCCGCCAGAAGCGATGCAGATGATGATGCAACCGGATGACGCAATAACTTCTGTGCTTTTGGTCAGACTTAACAGCATGACGGAACAGGATTTGGCTCTTTTGGATAAAGTTATAACCAAAGAGGCAGCACCAGTTTTAATGAAGTTGTTACCAGAGTTCAAAGATATATTTGAAGCAATCTCAGCCAGAGAAGAACAACCAGAAGGATCAGATATGGGAGCACTGGGCGGTCTTTAATGCAAATTAGAAGGGCAAACATTTTAGACATTAGCCCGTTGCTCGCTATGTTATACACAATGCATAACGAGACAGAAATTAAAGTTCCGGAGATAAATCCGGCAAAACTCTCGGTAAAGGTCAATGACGCTATAAACCGAGGGGCTGTAGTTGTGGCTATGAATGACCAAAATAAGTTGTTAGGATCAATTGGCGGTATCGTAAGTAGCGATTGGTGGTCAGAGGAAACATTCCTAGCAGATATGTGGTTTTATGTTTACCCGATGCATCGTAGTAGTTCAGCAGCAATAAAGTTGGTTAAGGAGTTTTTAAAAATAGGGCAAGAGGCTAAACTTCCAGTAAGATTAGGACACATCTTCTCGGGAGACTTGGACCGTAAAGACAAGTTATTTGAGCGTCTTGGTTTAATTAAAGCTGGTTGCGTTTTCGTGGAGAGTTAAATGGGCGGTTTATGTACAACTGGGGTTGAGACCCTACCAGATCCAAAACTGGTTATTACCGGAACAGAGATACCTGAGTGGGTGTCGGCTGGCGGTCAAAAACTTTTCCAACAGGCAGCATCACTAGCTGAAAGTCCTTACCCGACTTACACAGGTCCAAGGATCGCGAGCTACGATGGCTCAAAGCTGACAGCCGAGGAACGGCAAGCTGCACAAATGCTGAGCGAAGGGGCTACCAGCTACCAGCCTTATATTGACGAGTCTTATGCGAGAAGCATGCAGTTAGGTCAGGGTTATAACCCGATGACTGCTGAACAGCTCATGGGACAACAATTCAGTATTGAAGAGGCACAGCCTTATATAGATATGTACCAAAGGGCGATGGACCCTGCGGTTGAAGAGATACAAAGACAGCTGGATCGTAAACTGATCGCTGACCGAGCAAAGGCAGTTGGGTCAGGCGCATTCGGCGGATCTCGGGCATACATTGGTGAGATCGAATCAGCTGGTGAGGCAGCACGATCTGCGGCAGCATTAAGAAAACAGGCTGGGGTTGAAGGTTTAGGTTTTGCAGCTCAACAGCGAGAACAAGACCGAGCAGCTAGGTTCGGAACAGAACAGGCTCGACGCGGTGCTTATGAAACCGAAGAAGCATCACGAATCAGTGCAGCTCAACAGATCGGACAATTTGCTCCGGTGTTGCAAGGTTTACAGCAACAAGCAGCATCTGGACTTTTGAGCGCAGGGGAAGCAAAACGAACGCTCGATCAGATGGCTCTCGACTTGGCTTATGCAGATTACGTTGAGCAACGTGAGTATCCGTTCCAGATGGTTAATTATGCGCTGGGCGCATTGAAGGGTGTTCCATATGAAACAACCCAGACCAGCTTGCAACAAGGTCAGCAATACATTCAGACACCTAGCATTTACGGTCAAACAATTGGTGGGCTTGGATCTCTCGCTAGTGCTTACTTTTTAGCGAACCGATAATAAGGAAACACGATGGCTTCATACGAAGATATCAGGAATAAAACAGAAGCTGCTAGAGAGCTTGATTTTAATTTGAATCAAATAAATCGAGGGCTTCCTGTTTCTAGAATGGCGATGGGGGCTTTTTCTAGCCCAACGCGATCTAAAGATGCTCGTTATGAAACGATGTTACGGCAATATGAGTTGTTGCTGGATCAATATAAATCTTTGGCACAGCGTCCAGAAACAAAAGCCCAAGCTGTAGCATTACAGCCACAGATATTAGAGTTACGTTCAGAAATCGCAAGGCTCTCACCAGATATAAATATTGGCGGTTATCCTCAAGGAAAATTAAACATTGCTCCAGTTAAAGCAATGGAAAAGAAAACTCTGGGTGCTCCGGCTTTACAACCTTTAGAGCGCGAAGGATACGTTTTTAATCCAGAAACAAACCTTCTGGAGCCTACTGAAGAAACAAGACAGGCAGAATTAGGAACAACCACTGGAGCAGTCGTACCAACAGAACAAGCGGATTATGTTCCAAAATTTTCTGGTCAAATGGTATCTGGATTGCCATTCGCAGACCAATCATTGGAAAAGCCACTCGAAAATCCACGTTCAGAAATCGAGGCAAACAGCGCAAGACCAGCAGATGGAGTTCTTTCTGCAGAGAGAATGTTGTTACCGCAAGAAGAGCCAAAACAAGATTTTGGAGTTTCCGGAACACGGTTCGAGGATTTATCAGAAGGTGCACTCGCGGCACTCGGCGGAGCAAGCAACCTTGGGTACGCTATGGAGATCGCAAAAGCACTACAACCAGAATACAAAGGGATTGATCCGGCTTTGTTGGCGT